AATGGTGGTTATGTCTTGGATACAACAATTCCTACTACTTCAACTATACAGAATATTTTTGATGATAGTAGAATTATAGAAGAATTGAGAAAGACAAGACAAGAACCATTAAGGGCGTATGTATTTGAGAAGGATATTACTGAAGCACAACAGATAGAGAAGCGCTTACAGGAACTATCTAAACTATGATATATTTATTAAGAGATGAAAATATATGAACTTAAAATAGACGACGAGAAACTTTATGAAGATTTAACACTTGATGAGTTGGGTGATTATACTTCTGTAAGTGAGATTGCGTTGGTTGAAAATCCTGCGATAGAGACAGAATGGGTGTATTTCTCAAGTGAAAAGTTTGAGACATATAACGACTATCCAAGAGCCGCAAGTGAAAACGCCTGTAGAGCCGTAAAATGGGCTGAAGAAAATGGTTGGGGTTCTTGTGGAACAAATGTTGGAAAACAAAGAGCACATCAGTTATGTAATAGAGAAAGAATTAGTGAAGAAACGATTGCTCGTATGGCTTCATTTGATAGGCACAGAAGAAACAAAAATACCCCTTATGATGAAGGTTGTGGTGGTCTTATGTGGGACGCTTGGGGTGGAGATGAAGGTATTAAGTGGGCTCAAAGAAAACTCCGTATAATAAGAAATGAAGGGTTAAGTGAAGACGCATTTGAAGCAGTTGTAGATATTGACGGATTACCCCTATATAAGACACAGAGTGAAGCAGACACCATCGCAGCGTCTATGGGTTGTGAAGGCTCACACCCTCACGAATACGAAGGTGAGACCTTGTATATGCCTTGTAAAAGTATGGAGGATACAAAGAAATTGTGGGACGAAAGTTCAACAGAAGAGTTATGTGAAAGTTGTTCTTCAGTAGATGTGAGTAGGGGGGTTGAGTTGGAAGATATTTTAGATGAAGGTTATGTTATAAGCGATGTATTAGAATTAGACGAAGAAGAAACATTAAAGATATTGGAGGACTATAAAGACAAGGTGAATGGTAAATACACAAAAGAAGAGTTTTATAGTATCGTTGCTGACCCAAATAAACCATCGGTTCAAGATGGATTTGGTAAGAAGGTAAGATATATCTATGTTGTTGGAACATCAGCAGCCCCCCTTATATCCACATCAAGACAATTTTGTCGTGATATGATTGGAAAGAAACAACTTGTCTTTAGATTTGAAGATATACAAGCGTTAAACGCACAATTAACAGCAGAGGACGGAGATAGAAAGATTATACCAAGACCAAGTGGGACAAGTCCAAATATATTTTTGTATAAGGCGGGAGCCAATTGTCGTCATAAGTGGGTTCAGTTATGGTTTAGTGAAGACACAAGAATACCCGCAAGACAGACAAGAGCCGTCAGTAAGGCAGAAGTTGAAACAAACGCACCAGGTCGTTCAGGTAATGCTGAAATACTTGTCGCACCCGTTCAATACTCAAAAGAAGAAAGAAGTGAAGACACCCCCTCATTTTACGAATACGGATTACCTGTTTATGAGACAGAGGAGATGGCTGTATGGAAAAGTGAGATGATGGGTTGTAAGGGTGAGATAGATATGATTGATAAGGACGGAAAGACCTACTATAGAACCTGTAAATATAAAGAGAATACACAGGAGTTCAAAGAACAATTTGAGTTCAAGACAGAGGAGGAAAAGAGGATGATATACTCACCGGCTATGTTGCCTGATAGGTTGATTAAAAGGTTTGATGGTAGAGACGAATATTGGGTGTATTTCACCAAAGAGACAATAGAAAAAATAGCACATAAGTTCTTAATGGAAAAGAGGGTTAATAAAACCAACTTGGAACATACAGATAAGAAATATGATGATATTTATTTGGTAGAGAGTTGGATAGTTTCAAGTGAAAACGACAAAGCATATTCATTAGGATTTACAAAGAAAGATGTTCCAATAGGTAGTTGGATGGTCGGTTATAAGGTAAAGAATGATGATGTGTGGGAAAACCAAATAAAGACAGGTAAAGTTAAAGGTTTGTCTGTTGAGGGAGAGTTTGAACTGGTTACACAATCTTTCTCAAAAGACGAGTATTTATATAATAAAATAATAAACATCATTAAAAACACAAAGTGAAAATGTTAAACCCAAAAGAAGCAATCAGTAAAATCAAAGAAGTTTTAGGACTTGAGTTTGCTGAAACGACTACTGAAAAGTTTTACACATCACAACTTGCGGATGGAACATCTATTACTAACAACACGGATAGTGAGAAGTTAGAATTAGGTGATACTCTATATGTGGTTCTTGAGGATGGCAATTTAGTTCCTGCCCCATCAGGCGAACATACTTTACAATCAGGTGAAGTTGTTGTCTTGGACGAGGAAAGTAAAGTTGTTGAAATCAAGGTAGAAACAGAAGAAGAGGAAACCCCCGATGAGGTTGAGGTAGTTGTAGAACAAAAGGAAATTGAAGAAGAAATGAGTGAAACAGAAGAGATGAGTGAAGACACTTCATTAGTTGAGTTGAAAAACGAGATTACTGAAATGAAAGAAGCTCTATCAAAAGTGTTGGACTTATTCCAAGATTTTTCTACACAGACAGAGGAGGAGTTCTCCAAAGTCAATAACGATATTAACACCTTAAGAAAAGAACCAGAGGTTGATAATATCAAAAACAAAAAAACAAATAATAAACAGGTTGTTGAGAGTTTCGCAGATTATAGACTACAACAACTACAAAAGTATTTTAACTAAAATGAAAAAGAAACTTAATTTTTCGTATGACTTAAGCGGCTTGGGTTCTTACTCTAACGAACTTGCCGATAGTATTTTACTTAAGTCAGTATTGGGGGCTACAACCCCAAGATACGCTCGTATCTACCCTAATATGAAGGGAACATCTATGAAAGTTGGTGTTATGGCATCAACTCCAGTATGGCAGGACGGATTGTCTTGTGGATTAACTCCAACTGGAACAACTGAAATCACACAGGTTGAGATTGTAGGTTGTTATAAAACAAACAGAATGAATAACTGCGGTAATGAGTTGAGAGATTACTTCTTATCACAGGCTTTGACTAACTCTTTGTTCCAAGAGAGCATCCCATTTGAGGAGTTATTCATTCAGGACTTGTCTAACAGAAGTGCTGACTTTATGGAAGTTCAGTTGTGGCAGGGTTCATCTTGTTTTGAAGGAAATGGTATTATAGAGCAGGTTGTCGCAGGTGGTGCGTCAGCAGGTGCTTATACCGCATTAACTTCAACCAACGCAATTGATGTGTTGAATACACTTGTTGAAAACTTACCTTCAGCAGTTCAAAGAAGAGACGACTTGGCAATCTTTATGTCGTTCGGTGATTACAGAGCGTTCATCGCAGCCTTGGCAAAGAGTTCATCTATGAACTTATTTACTTTGGGTGATGAGAGTGGATTGGCAACTGAAACAACTATCTTCTTGCCAGGTTCAAATATTTCTGTAATTCCTACGCAGGGATTAGACGGACAATCAACTATCGTATTGGCTCCAACACAGAACATCTTGTTGGGATTGGCTGCTGACGATGGTATGGAAGTTAGAGTTCAGTATGACCCATTTGAAGATAATGTCGCATCTTTGACTAAAGTAGGTTTCGGAATTGGATTACACGAACCAAATAACTTCGTTTATCTCCAGTAATCCATAAATAAATTAAAACTTAAATAATAAACGAAATGAGTTGTTATATAGAAAACGGACTTACTTTAGGATGTAGAGACGCTGCCATCGGTGGTATTAAGAGTGTCTATATCTTGGGTGGTTCAGGAAACACAATCAGTAGTATCACTACTGATGCTGACGACCAAATCACAGCAATCAGTGGTTCTGGTGTAATGTATAAGTTTGAGTTGGTTAAAGGTTCATCTTCATTTGAAGAAACAATCTCTGTTAATGCTACATCTAATAGTGTTGTTTATCAGCCTTCATTAACTTTGAACTTAACCAAGTTTGATAATGCTTTGAGAAAAGTATGGTATGAATTAACCAAGCAGCCAGAGTTCTTTGTTGTTGTTGAAGACAATAATGGAAGATACTGGTTCCCTGGTGAAGTTAATGGTTTGACTATTACTGATGGTAGTGTCTTTACAGGTGCGGCCTTCACAGATGCTAATGGTTCAACTATGACCGCAACAGGTGGAGAACCTGCTGCTACGAGAGAAGTAGAAGTTGCTACAACTATTGACGCTGTCTTTAGTGGTATTACTTTTGACGCAGTTTAATTAAACTTTAAGGGGGTGAGTGAGGGTTAGACCCCTCCTCGCCCCTTTTATTAAAAATACACCCACTTAAAATGATAAATTGGAACGGAAGAAGATATGTCCCCGCTGGACTTAAACCATTTTTAAATAGAAAAGGTGTCCCTGTTAATGGGAGACCAAAAACTGCGTGGGTCGCATCTTTTGTTGGTGGTGAGACCGAAGAAACCCCAATTCCATCACCATCAATTACCCCAACTCCAAGTCCAACCTTAAGTCCTACACCAAGTCCAACTTTACCTGAAACCTGCCATATTGAAGCACAGAATGGAGATATTCTAATCGCACAAAATGGTGATTATATAGACCACTTCCCTTGTATTGAACCATCGCCGACACCAACTCCCACAAGTAGTATAACTCCAACTCCGAGTATTACTCCTACTATAACTCCAACTCCAAGTTCTATACCTTTAGACCCCGACGCTCAAGCATATCTTGACGATGTTGTCGCTTCAGGGGGAACGATAGATGCCACCATAACATCAGCGGTTGATACATTATTCACAGACCTTAAGTCAAATGGTCTTTATAGTAAATTACACTTCTATCCGTTTGTTGGAGGAACTGCTGCTTCACACGCATTATATCACAACAGAACATTAGGAACCACTTATGATATTAGTTGGTTGGGTGGAGTGTCTCACGATATAAGCGGTTCAACTGGTAATAACACAAATGGTTATGGAGTTCATTCATTAGGGAGAACGATTTTTTCTAATTTAGGTGATATATCACAAGGGGTTTATGTTATTGGTGATGGTTCTGCGGATGTTTCGTATGAATTACAATCAACAGGAACAGACGATAATGCTTTAATAACAAGATATATTAATGATTTAGCATATGTTAGATATTCATCATTTATTACTGGTACAAATACAGATGGGACAGGACTTTATATTTCTACTTTAACTGGTTCAACTGGTGGTGTTGTTAAGTTGATTAAGAATGGTTCAACTACTTTAATTAATTCAACCACGAATGATAATGATTATATATCATCCAACTCACAAATTATGCGTGGACCTAGTTCTGCTTATTCACCAAGAACATTTAACTTTGTTGTATATTCAACATATCTAACTGATAGTGAAGTATCCACATTATCAACAATCATAAACACATTCCAAACAACACTTGGAAGAAATACATATTAAAAAAATGGAAGTAAGATTATTAACACTTATTGAGAAGGAGGCGATTGAAGGAAAACAATACGCTCCATCATCATATTTCAATCCAATAGAGGATTGTGATGGAAATTGGATTATCTCACAACAGGAGTGTGATAATTGTGTAAATCCTGATTATCTATGGGTTAAGGACTTACCTGTTATTCAGTATTGTCCCGTTCCCGCTCCCCCAATAGACGAAATATAAATATAAATAAACGAATTAAACAAACAAACAAAATGGCTTTAGAAATAACAGGCACAATAGAATTACAGAGTGGGTTGGTGATTAACTCCGCTTATGCTCGTGTAAATCCAAGATTAACAACAGAAGGTGATAAGGTAAGAACCACAACTGAATATTGGTTAAGCGAACAGGATTATTTAGATAAAAAATATCCTATAGATTTTCCCTATATTGGGGCATCTACTTTAGATTACGACAGAGCAGTTGATGGAACTGATTTATTGTCGTTCTCAAATGAAAAAATAAAAGAGCAATTGGAAGAGAAGGGTTTTTCAGTTGTAATAACAGAATTATAATAATTTAAGATATGGCGAATAAGACAATCCCTCAACTTCCCGAACAGACTGGTAAGACCAACGATGACTTACTCGTCATAGTTGATAGTGGGGAGACAACGACAAGTAAAATTAAAGTATCAACTTTATTAAGTGGAGTTGGTGGCACTTCATATTTTAGTGCTGATACAACAAATATATTACAGATAGATAGAGGACATAGTATAGTATATGGCGACCCCTCTAATGTTGTGGATTACAACTTTTTATTGGGTGGTTCAGGTAATACTATAGATATGAATACCAGAACAGGTATAAATAGTAGTAGATGTGTTATTATAGGTGGATTAAACAACAGGATTTTTCCTGGTAGTAATTCAAGACCGAACGACCAAGCGGCTATTGTTGGTGGTGAAAACTTAACTTTTGGTAGAGAAAGTAGTAATAGTATTTTATTAGGTGGTTTAAGTAATAGTATTGGTTATGGTTATAGAAGTGCTATTGTTGGAGGAGAGAGTAATTCATTCTCACAAAATGATATTTTTATCGGTGGTGGTTTTAGTAATTCAGTATTAAATAGTTATTCAGGTATAATTGCTGGTTATGATAATTACTTAAGAAGTAATCGTTCATTTATAGGTGGAGGAACATCACATAACATTCAAGCATACGGAAATGTTAATAATGGTATTATTGGTGGAAACTCTCACGATGTAGATGTTGTAAATAACACCTTTATCGGTGGTGGTGATACACATATCTTAAGAACCGCAGATAGAAGCGCGATTATTGGAGGACAAAATCACACCTTATCAGGACATACAAATAGTGTTATAATTGGTGGTAGTGGTTTTACATCTAATCATAATGACGAGGTTATTGTACCAGCATTAACTATTGCGAATTACGCATCATTAGATTTTGCGAGTGATGCTTTAGCAGCCGCAGGAGGTGTCCCATTAGGGGGTGTATATCATAACGCAGGAGCATTAAGAGTAAGAATAGTATAATGAATTATAAGTTCAAGGAGGTTAGGTTAAACTTGGAAAGAGATGAGGTTGAAGTCCTTGTCGCTTTCCAAGAAAAGAGAAACAGATGGCAAATAAAGTCATATAAGTATGATGCCAAAGAAAACGAAATTGATATTGACGACCTTATTGAAACAACAAAAAAACTAATTGATGGCGCCAATATATAAAAGGGTTCAGTATCAAAAGTTAAATGGTTTTGATGTGCCCTATTGGGATATTAAAACCTATTTTAATCCTTGTTCTATTTATGATTTATTTTGTTTCTATGCCACAAATGGTTTAAGTTTTATAAATGGAACTTATTATGAAACATCATTAAAGGGAATAATAGATTTAACTCCAATTACTCCGAGTAATTGGACTGGCACTATTACTTGTGGTTCAAATTATGCTATTTATACAGGTATAACGGCTTCATTAAGCACCGGTGTATGGTCGTTTAATAGTAGTGGTGATTTCCAATTCTTTGAATTACTTTCAGGAACTTTAGATTGTGGTGAGACAATAAACACTAAATATGACCTTGTTGCTTATCCTTCACCTTCAACCATAACTTGTAAAAATGTTATTTATGCTGATGAAGCAGACCTTGAGGGATACATTACTTATAATAAAGTATGTGATAGTCCTACCCCTTCTATCACTCCAACTATTAGTAATACCCCTTCTATTACTCCATCTATCACTTCAACACCTCCACCGAGTAAAAGTCCAACACCTACCGCAACTCCTACCATAACTAATACACCTTCAATTACACCTACGATTACTCCTACTACTTCACCAAAAGCATCCGCCACTCCAACGGCAACTCCTACACCAAGTCCAACCGACCCTTGTTATTGTAAGTATTATAGTATAGATAATAACGATAAAGGTCAAACTTTATCTGTGGAGTATGTGGATTGTGATACATTAAATACTGAAATATTGATTGTGCCAATAGATACAATAACTACCCAGTGTTCTTGTTCTACACCAATTAGAGTATTCGGTTCAACTGATTATACAATAACATTATTGGGTGCTTGTCCTACATAAAATAATTAGATATGCCAAAATATAACAGAGTAAAATATTATAGTTTAAATAGACCTTATTGGGATATTGAGGTAATACCAGAACCAAGTCCCTCACCATCACAAACCCCAACTATTACTCCTACGCCAACTAATACCCCTACTATTACTATTACTCCTACTACTACTATTACTCCTTCAATTACTCCAACTACTACTATTACTCCTTCAATTACTCCAACTCCATCTGCTACTCCAACAGGTATTTATCCAAATATGAACTTATCAGGAGCATCGGCATGGAGTTCAACTTGGACTGGTGATTATAGTTATTATGGTATTGGTTATTTACAACCTTATACATCAAATTATAGAACAGGAACAGCACCTAATGGTAAAAATTATGCGGTATATACAAAAAACACTAATCCTGATAATATTATTATGGTTATAACTTTTGACCCAAGTAATAATAGAGTAAGATTTCAATTAATTAACGCAACAAGCAAAACTTCTTCTGGATGGACTGATGGAGAAGCAACATCACCTAATACAGGTATTTATGATAGTGAATGGGCTGATATATCTAATGAATGTTTAACTGATGGTATATATCATTTATGTGCGGGAACATACAATAATAATAACCCTTCTCCATCAATTTATGAAAACATAATCACATATAGTTATTAAGATATTTATAGATAATGTTAAAAATATCAGCAAATACAGATAATACGATTTGGGTTAATGCTTCAAGGAACAAGACCTTAACTAATCCAACATATCTTATGTCTTTGGAACATCAAGTTTCAGGGGATAGGACTTATTTTATTCCGCAGAATATATCATCATTTTCTGGTTCATCTGCTTATGACCCCCGTGTTGATATTTTTAAGTTCGGTGTCTATGAGGAAGGTGTTAATCTAACAGGGGGAACGAGGTATTGGACTAAACAAAGACCACCGGCATTAGTATATAATGAAGCCCCAACATATACATCAGGTAATCTTCAAGGAACAGATAAACTATATTACGACCAACTATTTATTATACCAAATTTATTAGGAACATTACGCATATCTTATGATACTCCAAATGAAGGTGAGATATTCACCGGTGGGACATTCTTTGCTGATGGTGTTGATTTAACTGCTCCTATGGGTTTTGGAACAACTGCTGGTGGTAATTTAGATTATGGAATACCTTATGCTCAAGTTCCTTTGGCAACAACTAATCAGGGTTGGACGGCTACAACCTTTACATACACATTAGAGACCAATTCAGGTAGAACCTTTAGTGATACAATATATCTCGCATCTATGGAAGAGATAGGTAATATCAAGCCGTGGGAATATTATGGTGATGAATACCAAGACAACTTTAGAAGACCAAATTATCCAATCACATATCTTGGTGAGACAAGTATTAACTTAAAAGATTATGGTTGGTATTATTATAGGATATACGAACAAACCTCACAAACGAACTTAAACCCTTCTTTGGCTACAAATGTTGTTGATGAGGGCGTATTATATCTATACCCCCCACCACCCGATGAGGTGAGTTATACAGGATATTCCAATAGTGAAATAACTATTTATGATGAGGACAAAGTCCCAACATATCATATTTTACAAGAAAACGAATATCACTTATTAACAGAAAATAACGAATTATTAAGACAAGAATAATGGATAAGAAAATATCACAATTAACACAACTCACAGCGAGAACAGAACAAGATGTTATTGCTATTGTAAATGGAGGTTCAACAAAGAAAATATCTGTTGAAGATTTTATCAGAGAACCCGTTATAAATGCTGGTAATGTATCAGGGTCTTTCTCTGTTGATTTATCACAAGGAAGGTGGTTTATATTCACTCTCACGGGTAATGTAAGTGTTGAACTATCTAATGAAAAGGAAGGTGAAGAGTTTGTCTTTTGGGTATATTCAAATGGAAACTATGCTGTTAATAATATGACTTTAACATCAGGAGGAAATGTCTATTCTGTTGGTGGTAATCTACCCAATCCAAATAATAATTCTTGGAACTTCTATAGAGGATTTGTAATAAATGGTGGGTTAGTATTAACAGAAATTGGTAATTTCGCAGCAGTATAATATTTATAAGATATGAAAGATACACAATTCCAAGCATTCGGTAGAAAAATAGATAGTGTTAATCGCTTTGAAGAGAAGGTGGTTAGAAATCAAGATTGGGTAAATTGGGGAAGTGAAAACAACTTCCCTGAAACTCTATATGACTATATTGACTATAACCCCACACATAACGCTTGTATTAACGCAAAAGTGAGAAACTCAATAGGTCAGGGGTTCGTAGATGGTAATAAACTTGCGAACTCAACTCAAGAGTTAAATGAGTTCTTTATGGAGTTCGCCACAGAGTATATAACGACAGGAAATGTCTTTGTGGAGTGTGTATGGTCTGCTGATAGGACAGAGGGTCTAAATGGTATTTATGTCCTTCCCTCGTCGTCTGTAAGGGTTCAAAAGAAGGATAGTATAGATGCCGAACAAGACACTTATTATTATTGTGAAAATTGGGAAGACCACAGAAATAAAAAGATTATTGAGTTCAATAAATTAGACCCGAACAATCAAAACAACAGACAAATCTTCCATATCAAGAATTACGCACCGGGTTATAACTATTATGGTTCTCCTGACTATATGTCAGTTATTAACGATATTAGATTGGCTCATCAAATAACATTATTCCATTTATCTAATATCTTAAATGGTGGATTACCTGGTCTATGGGTTAATTTTAACAACGGAATACCAGACAGCGACAACGAACAAAGAACGATGTTGGCAAAGATTGAAGAGAGATTTTCAGGAGCCGAAGGTGCTGGCAAGACGATGGTAAGTTTTAGTGATGGAGCAGAACTGGCACCAACAATCACACAAATCCCCACAAATACTCACGATGGATATTATACAGAGATATTTGAATTAGTCCAAAGACAAATCTTGTCGGGACACAAAATAACTTCAGGATTATTAATTGGATTGAATAACGGGGGTGGTCTTGGGTCTAACGCCGATGAGATTAACCAATCGTTCCAAGTGTTCTTAAATACAACCATCAAACCTTTACAGATGGAGATGGTAGTTCAAATGGAGCCTTTGATTAAGTTGTTATACCCCAACGAACAAATAAATCTTGATATAATACAAAATCAAATATTATGATTACAGCATATTTCGTATCAGAACAGAAGTTAAAAGAATATACACCCGTCAATCAAAATGTGGATAGTGGTAAATTAGTATCCGCTATTCGTATAGCACAAGACATAGTTGCCAAAGAAGCCTTGGGACAATCTCTATATGAGAAGATGATGGAACTTGTCTCTTCAGGTGATATATCTTTATCGGGTAATGTAAATTACAAGAACCTATTGGATAATTACATCGTCCCTTGTTGTATGTGGAACGCATATTACATCTCACTTGATTTTGCGTTGGTAGAATACGCTAATGCTGGTCTGGTGAGTAATAACACCGAACAAGGTGCTTCAGTTGATTTGGCGACCTTTAAAACGATTAAGAGTGGCTCCAAACATACTGCCGATTTCTATACAGAGAAGTTGAAGATGTGGTTGAATAATAACACATCGTTATATCCTGAATACGACAGAGAAAATCCTGGTGAGACAGAACCTGATAGAAGCACATATTCTACAGGAATTGTCTTTGATACTCCAAGTGGTTATTGTAGAGATGAATGGTTATTTTGTGGGGGGTTTGATAAGGGGAACAATTAAGTTCCCCTTTTTTAATTAACTCCAAATATCCGCTTTATTCCATTCAATAATACTTTGAAGGTTGTAAGTGCGTTTTTCTTTTGGACTTACGCCGTAAGCCAGTAATAGACCTTTATTTTCACCACTACGAGCACCTTTTGGTAGAAGTTCTACTCGTTGAAATCGTTGGTCTCCATCAATCCATTCTTCTACAGATAAGGTCTTGGTTGCGTATTTGTCGGTAATCCGTTTTTTGAATGTGTAAGTCATAGTGTTTTTGTTTTTCATATCACAAAGATAAGCCTTTTTCTTTAACCACCAAAAAAAATGGGAACTTTTTTAGTTCCCATATCCATCGGTTATGTATATATCCTCTTTCTCTCTCTCCTGATGGTATTTCTCATACATTATTTCAACATACCGAGCCCAAGCAATCTTTCTTTCATTTTCCATCTTTCATATATCCATTTTCAAATTTCCATAAATCAAACCAACCTTCTTCATAACCCAACTTTTCCCACTTATCTCTTTTCTGTTTTTGTCTTTTCAATAACAATTCTTTTTGTTCCGTCTCATCTTCAACATAAGAATATATACCTTCTCTTACTTCTTTAATCATTCCAAAATCCAATAACTCACTCCATCGTGCGCTTAATGTTCCTGGTCTAAAGTGTGGTAATAATGCTTCAACTTCATATAAGGTTCTGTCTTTTACTTTGAATACTTCCAATAACTCTTTTCTTTTAGTCATCTGTTCGGGGTCATTTACGACCCTTAAGAATGTGTTATACGAATGTATTGTTCCCATTTTATTTTTTCTTTAATGTGTTAATGTATGTATCAATACTTTCAAGTCGTGTTCCAAGTTCTTTGGAATATCCATTTTCAACATAATCCACCATAACATTTGTTATTGCGACCATATCCTTAAGTGATAGACATACCCCACAATCTTTACTCCACTCACTTACGAGTTTGAGTTGTGATTGTCTTGCGATAGATGTTCCCGTGTTGTTTTTCATATTGCTCCTTTTTTAATGATTATTTATATCACAAATATAGGAACGATATGAATATAAGTCAATACATCTTACTTATTTTTTCATCAATACCATAATCTAATAAACGGAGTTGTCCCTTGTATAACCCCCAATTATCCTTATTATGTAAATCACAATTATCAAATTGAAATTGTGGTATAAGTGTTTTGATTAGTTGAACTACTGATTTGTTTATACTTTGGACTGGTTCAACTCTTTCTTGTATTACGACCCCATATCTCTCGTATAACAGAGGAACTAATAGATTGGTATGTCTGTATTCATTCCATACTTTTCTTTCGTTCTTACCTTGTAAATAACCCCTATAACTCAAAGGTATTTTGTATGCTCTGTTCTTGGTTAATATAACCAATCTTGTTGAATACTTTATCACTTATTTTTCCACTTTGAATAACAAATGGCGGCTGCTTGGTCTGCTGGTTTTCCTGCTTTTCTTTCTGTGGAGATACAACGACTTATGAATGTTGCTTTGTCTTCTCCTGACTTTGGTTCTATTGGCATATCTTAAAACTGATTTTAAGGTGGTTTATTTTAATTATCTTCCCTTTCGTAGTATGGTATATCATCAAACTCCAATTTAACCCCGTATCTGTCCTCTACTCGTTTTCCAAATTGTTCCCATATTGGTTGTTCCAAATCATATCCCATTCTGATAAGGTATTGTTCCATTTCTCTATCATCTTGAAGTTTATGATATTTTAGATTTAAATGACGACCAGTAGGTTCAACCCAAGATGTTCCATACTCTTTATTCTTTTGGGTCATAATACTTCTCTTCTTACTACTTCTGTTTTTCTTTTTACATTCAAGACAATACCCATCAATCTTAAATGACTTGGAAGAGTTCTTACCCATATCTGTTTCAGGTTTGTAGGTATTACATTTTACACATCTGTAATACCATAGTCCGTTCTCTCCCATTATTCTTTTCTTTGTTTCAAAAGGTCTTGCCATAATAATAAATATTAGATATGATAAAATTACCATAATCATAAATATAGTTGAATAAAAAAAAGTTTCAAATAATTTGACTTTTTTGTTTGTATGGAGTATTTATTGTTATAAACCAATAAAAAATATTAAAAATGAGCGATTGGAAAGAAAGAAAACCGATTTATGTATCACCAAATGTATTGAGTGATTTTAAAACCTATTGTAAAAATAATGGGTTAAAGATGGGATTTACCCTTGATAAACTAATTATGGAACATATTAATAATCAAAAGTAATGTTAAAAAAACTATTAAGTCAATCTTCTTATTGGATAATCAATAAGCAACTTACATCAAATCTTGGGATAGAAACTAGTTTGTTATTAACACATCTTATAGATTGTGCTGATATGTTAGACCAACCATTCTATCAACAAAAAGAAAGGATAATGAAAGAAACAGGTATAACAGACCATCAGTGGAGAAAATCTATGAAAGTTTTACAAGATAAAGGAATATTATTAGTTGAGAAAAAAGGTAATCCTGCTAAAAACTATTATACCATCGTTGAGGGGGTTTTGTTAGATTTATTCAACTATCGCCTGACTAGTGATGTTGAAATCAACACGACTAGTGATGTTGAAATCAACAGCACAAAGAAAGTAATTAATAAAATAAAAACAACAACGAGTGAGGAGGAAGGTGGGACAACTCTTGAAGAGTTGTCGGCCACCAGTTCCTCCCTCACTCACGATGAAGGAGGATGGGAGAAGTTAGTTAGATTATATCCAAAGGATAAATTGAATGATGAAATATCAGCAATATCAAAATGGAATACATTAACTCAAGAGGATAAACAGAAAGTGTTTAGACACCTCAAGGTTTATATTAAGAATACAGAACATCAATATATCAAACAGATAGGTAATTACTTCAGGGAAGAGCCTTGGACTAAAATGAAACCAAAGAGAAATAAATACGAAGGATTACAAGTTATAGATGGTAAAACTAAATCCAAAGAAACTTTGGAAAACGAAGATTTCCTTCGTAATATTGGAGTATTAAAATAAATTAAAAAGTAAAAATTATGGACGAATTAAACAGAGTATTAGAAACTAATATAATCACACCAAAGTTGATTATAGATGAAGAAACATTATTTAATCCTGATTATATAATAAACTACATAGATGAAGATAATAACCATTATTTAGTTGGTAATTTAGTATCTGTTATTATACCAAAGAGTGAGTGGAAAACATTTCTTAATGAAATATATTCCATTTACTACAAAGGAAGTATATTAGGAGATAAAGTTGAAATAAGGGAAAAACTTAATCCAATAGATTTTACCGCAACTATGTTATATCAAATGGCTTATAAACATCACGCAAACGATTTCGCAGATATATCAAAAAAGTTTCTTGATGTAAGAAACTTAAAATCAAAAATGAATTGGGGTATGATTAAAAACAAAATGATTTGATATATTTATCTTTATAAGAAAAGATAATAACTATGGAACAATTTTTAACTTATGTTATTCCCGTTTTAACTACATTATTGGGCTATATGGGTGGTAATTACAAAAGAAAGAAGAATGAGGAAGCATTATACATAACAAACCTCAACGAAAGTTTGAAAGCATACAATCAGGTTATATTGGATATGAAAGAGCGTTATGATGAAGAAATCAAACGATTAACTGAAAAGTGTGAGGGTTATGAGAAAATGATAAAAGAACTCAAAGATAAAATTGACTTATTGGAAAAAAATAACTAATATTATCATAATATATGCTCCGTAGTTTTACTACAAACCACAATCCCCGATGAAGTCCCAAACTTAAGCATCGGGGATTTTTTATTACATTAACATATTTATAGATATGGATATATACAACATCAAAGAACAGGAATACTTTAAGATGACCGAAGATGAAAGGTATGAGAGTGCCAGAAGGTGTTTAAAGTTAATGAAGGAAGATAGTAATATTATGGGTGATGTTATGGATGAGGTGATAGAAGAGATATTGTTAAATGAACTTGAATTCGCAAAAGAATTGGAAAACTATATGATGTGTGAAGCAATAAACAATATGTTAAAAATAATTAAGAATGCGGAGACCCTGTAATTGTAAAAGAACTACACAACCACCAACAATTCAACATTCATATATCCCAAAGATGAAAACATATTGGATGGAAAATATTGGAGACAAAACATATGATGAATTAACATTTGATGAGAAACAAACTCTCAATATTCATTTCCACGATATATACCCCTTAAACAATTCAACAGAGGGAGTATTTATATATAATAAACTTAAAAAACTAATTTAAGATGAACGAAAAGATTTACGGATTGATAAGACATATTTTGTCGTTTGGAGCAGGTGTTCTGGTGACGAAAGGTGTTATAGATGAAAGCGCATTAACAGAACTTGTTGGTGCTGTTATGACTATGATTGCGTTTGGATGGTCGTATTACAACAAAATAAAGTTTGAGGGTAGTAATACCGAAGAAGAGAAATAATGGAACAGAACCAACCAAATCCTCCTCATAGACCAACTTATGTGAATATGGACTGGTTGGTTGAAAGAGGTAAGGTGCCTGAAACTTGGGCTGATGATATTATCAACTTGGGGAAGGTTGGAAAGAATAAAACAAACTTTGCCAACTACCTTAACATCTCAAGAGATGTATTTTATAAACTTATGGATAGAGACCCAAAGTTAAAAAAGGTTGTTAATATGGCAATGTCCTTTAGTGAAGAATGGTGGCAAGAAAAAGGAAGACAGGCTTGGGAAGAAGGAACAAGTCAAAAATTAAATAGTCAATTCTTCAAATATTATATGTCTAATGTATATAGAGATAGTTGGAAGGTTAATGTTGATATTACAACCGATGGTGAAAAGATTAACAAGGTTGATGATAAAATCAAAATCCAAATTATCAGACCAGAGATAGAAGATAATGAAGATAAGGAAAGTCAGTGATATTTATTATTAGATTTTAGTATCTGCCATATTTAATATATTTTTTTTAATTGATTTATTTTTTAATCCCCTGACCTAACGAGGTTGGGGGATTTATTTTGTGAATTAAAATATTTGTTGTATATTTGGGGTATGGAACAAGAAATCACATATAAGAAGTGTAGTAAGTGTGGGGAGGAGAAACCCTTGACGAGTGAATATTTTTATAAACAAAAAAATTCTTTAACTTCTCGTTGTAAATTATGTATTAATGAAGATAGAAAGAAATCATACAAAAACAAAAAATTAGAAACCAGAAAAAAACAAAAAGAGTATTATTATAATAATAAAGAGAAAATAATAAAAAAACAAAAAGAATATTATTATGATAATCGCGATGAATTATTAAAAAAACAAAAAGAATATTATTATGATAATCGCGATGAATTATTAAAAAATAAAATAGTTTATTTTAGAAAAAATAAAAAAAGGATGTGCGAATATAGTAATCAATATCAAAAACAAAGAAAAAAAAAGGATAAGATATTTAAATTAACACATAATTTTAGAAACATTTTAATTTCTTCTTTTAAGAAAAAAGGTTGGAGTAAAAAATCTAAAACTTATAATTACTTAAAATGTGATTGGAAGACATTAAAAAAACATATTGAAAATCAATTTGTAGATGGTATGACTTGGGATAATCACGGAGAATGGCATTACGACCATTATTATCCTGTATCACTCGCACAGACAGAAGAAGATATGTATATCTTCAATCACTACACTAACTTCCAACCATTATGGGCTAAAGACAATATAATTAAGTCAAACAAAGTCCCTGATGGATTTGAAGAGTGGTATAAGATGATGAGAAAAAAAGTCCTCTAAAACGGGGACTTTTCTTTTCTTTTAGATATTTATGGTTATATTATATGAACGATGAATATAAAAACTACGAGAGTGTTTGAGGAAATTGAAAACAACATAGACAACTACAGAATGATTAGTTGTCGTGGTGGTTCAAGAAGTGGTAAGACATTTAACATCTGTATATGGTTGGTAGTATATTGTTTAAGAAATAAAAACAAAACAATATCAATCGTTAGAAAAAACTATCCATCATTAAAGGGGTCTGTAATGAAAGATTTTATTGAAGTGTTGGAAATGTTCGGGAGATACAATCCAAATGATTTAAGACGACAGGAGATGTATTATACACTAAACAATAACACAATAGAGTTCCTTAATAGTGAAGACGAACAAAAACTTCGTGGTCGTTCCAGAGATATTTGTTTTATAAATGAAGCAAACGAATTACACAGAGACGAATATACACAACTGGCAATAAGAACAAGAGAGAAGATTATTATAGATTATAACCCAAGTGATATAGATAGTTGGATATATGAAGAAGAGGAGAAAGAAACTTGTTATTGGTTCAAAACGACATACAAGGATAATGTCTTTTTACAACAGGCAGTAATAGATGAAATAGAAGCACTAAAAGACAAAGATGAAAACCTTTACAGAGTATTCACATTAGGTGAAAGGGGAATTGCGAGAGAGTTGGTATTCACAACATTTACAGAAGAACAAACAATACCACCAACAGCAAAGTTATTGGGATATGGATTAGATTTTGGATTTGTTGATGCGAACGCATTAGTATCAGTATATAAAGACGGAGAACATTTATATTTTAAAGAATTGATATATGAAAGTAATTTAACCATTAGTGATTTAATATATCGTATGAGTGAATTACAGATGGATAGAACAGATAATATATGGGCTGATAGTTCCCAACCAGCAGCCATAGAAGAAATTAGAAGGAGCGGGTTTAATATCAAACCAACAAAGAAGACAACAATAGAATATGGTCTTCAATTACTTAAAAGACACTATATACATATTGTAGATAGTCCAAATATATTAAAAGAGTTTAACTCCTACAAATATAAGACAGATAAAGATGGTAGAATACTTGGAATACCAGAGGACAGAAACAATCATAGTATAGACGCACTTCGCTACGCAGTAGAAATGGAATTACACCCGAAATCAATAAACAGAGGAAAATATGCTTTAGTATGACTTATTATGCCACAAAAGAAGGTTATGTATATAACGAGAATGGAAGACAAATGAAATGTTGGATAAACCCATCGGGGTATTATTACTTCAAGATGTATTATGATGGTAAGGCACACGCACAATCAGTCCATAGGTTCGTATATGAATACTTTAATGAACCCATACCAGATAAGATGACTATAGACCATATTAACAACGATAAGTTGGATAATAGATTGGAGAACCTACGACTAACCACAAATGCGTTTAATTGTAGAAGGAGGGAATATAACAAACTCAATATGGAATTAGCAGAAGAGATAAGAGATTTGTATAAAAAAAATATTTATAGTTATTCACAACTGGCAGCGATGTTTGATGTTGCGAAGACAACAATTAGTAATTGTATAAAAGGAAAAACTTGGAATAAGATATGAACGACATTAAACTCACAATAGACGGAGAGAAATACACCATAAATCCACAATTAACTCTTGGGGAGTATATGACCTTACAGAAGATGAATAAGGACGATTTAACCACCCCCAAACTGATGGAGTTAATAACGGGAATACCAGAGAAAGTTATTAAGAAGATTGACGACAAAAGGTCGTTATATATTGTTAATAAAATCTTAAAAGAAAAGATGAACGATAGGGGTAAATCTGTTAGAGCAACCTTTGAGTTTAAAGATAAGTTATATGGGTTGGAAACAGATTTAACAAAACTTAACTTTGGTGGATGGATAGATTTAGAAACCTTTATCAGTATGGGGTTCAAAGAAAACCTCAATAAGATTGTTGCGTTATATTACAGACCTATTAAAGCACAGATAGGAAAAAAATACATACTTGAACCTTACGATACGGAAGATTGTATCAAAAGGTCAGAAGAGTTTTTGGAACTCCCCTTTGATTATGTTGCTGGTGCTTCTGTTTTTTTTTTGAGATTTACAAATCAATATACAAAAGATACGATACATATTTTGAAGCGGAAGAACATCAAGATGAGGAAGAGAATGAAGGTAGTAGAATATATGAAGAGGAAACTCCCGACTTGGCTAATTGGGAAATTACCGCAAGATTTTATCAAACCCAACTGATGTTGTTGGCGAATGATGATATAACAAAAATTGACGAGATATTAAAATATTCTACTTCAAGGTGTTTTAATTATTTATCATATTATAAAGACAAGCGAACAAGAGAAATGAACGCAATAAAGAAAGCCAGACAAAAACAAATAAGACGATGACTTATCCTGAAATGACTTTTAATTCAGTAATTGATGAACTATTCAAGTTCGCCAAATATCATAAACAAATTAACAATTATGGTTTTGGTAATCTTGTTGATTTTTCAAGAAAAAACGAAAAGGTGGATGATGTAAAATATCCCCTTATGTTTATCACCCCACAGAATATCACATATAACAAGACCACCACACAATATGATATTAGTATTGTTTTTGGTGATATATTACAAGATGGTAATGAGAATGGAAAATATGTTATATCCAATATGGGTCTTATCGCAAAGGACTTAATATCATACATCACGAACCCCCCATCTAATCCCAATTCCGTTGATTTAACGGATGTATTTGATATAACTTTTCCTGTTAATGGTATTCCCTTCCAAGAGAGATTTAATGACTTTATTGGGGGTGTTTCGTTGGACTTAACTATCATAGTTAGAGACAGCATAAACACTTGTTCTGATATGGTAGTTATTGAGTGATGGAAGAAGGAATGGAAAAAATGTTAAAAATGTTGGTTAAACAACTCAAGGTAGAGTTAAGTAAATCATACCAACCGAGAGGATATAACCCCCAAAGGAACAGACCTGGTCGTCCAAAGACCATAGGTCAATTCCCAAAGAATAACACAGGTAATCTATCCAATAGTATTAGTTATGAAGTAAGGAATGTGGATGGTGAAGATGTGGGAGTTATTGTGATGGATAATTATTATGAGTTTGTTGATAGAGGTAGAAAACCTGGTGGTAAAGGAACAAAGGGTTCAACAACATTTAAAAACGCAATAGATACTTGGGTTAGACAGAAGATAGGGACATTTCCTGGTTTATCATTTGAGAGCACATCGTATCTTGTTAGAAGGAGTGTATGGATGAAAGGTATTGGAGGTATTAACTTCATAAACAACGCAATAGATAATATCATAGACGATTTGATAGAACAAGGTGAAGAGGATTACGCAGAAAGATTTGAAGAGTTTATAGATGAGAAATTGTTGGTATTATCTAAACAATCAAGAGATTTAACATATAACACATAATGGGACAGATTACAATAACGAAGAATATAGACGGGATACAACCAACATTATCACCTGATAATTATTTTGTGATTTCAGCAACAACGAACACACAAGATAAGTTCAGGTATAAGTATGATTTATACATTTTTAACACAAAGATATTTTCAGGTAAAGCAACCCCCAATCCACAAGGTATGGGGATAATTCCTGTTGGAGATATATTACACGATTATACAAGCAATTCACCAAT